CCATTAATGGATTAAAGTTTCCAAATACGGCAGGTGAGAATTTACAGATGTATCAAATAAGTCGGCAACTTGCTGACGAAGAAACTGGGTTGCCATCTATTATGCATGGACAAACAGGAGTAAGTGGAACAGGTAGAACAGCTTCTGGGTTGTCAATGTTATTAGGTGGAGCATCATTATCTGTAAAAACCGTAATTAAAAATATTGATGACTACTTGTTAAAACCTATTGGAGAATCTTACTTTCAATGGAATATGCAATTTAATGATGACACACCAGAGATAGTAGGGGATTTAGAAATAAAACCAAGTGGTTCTTCAGGAGTTATGCAGAAAGAAGTACGTAGTCAACGTCTTACAGCGTTGTTACAAACAGTGTCTAACCCAATGTTAGCACCGTTTATAAAACTACCAAATTTAATGAGAGAACTTGCAAGATCTCAAGACATTGACCCTGACGAATTAGTTAATGATCTTTCAGAAGCTAAAATATATGCACAACTGTTACAAGGATTACAAAATGCTCAACAAGCACCAAGCGACCCTAATAGCCCCCCTAGTGAACAACGACCTGATATGGAACAATCTGGAAACGTACTTCAAGGAAATCAGAGAACTGACGGTCAAGGCAATGACGGTGGCACAATCGGAGTCGGAGCTACGCCAACTGCAGGGGAAGCTGGGTTTACTGGAAATCCTCCTGAAGTTGAAGAATAATCATAAGGAAGTTATAAAGAATGGCTAACGAAATACCAACCTATACTCAACAAGAATATGAATCAGGATTTATAGATTTTTATAAACCGTTTAATTTATCTTTAGCACCTGCTGGATCATCTTTAGAACAACAGACAGGTATTAATGTTAAAAACATTAGTGAGCAAAGTGATAAACTAGATACTAATCCGTCAATTAATAAATTAATAGATCCTGATTACGACAGTTCTAATGATTTACAAATATTTTCTGGAACTTCAACTGGATTTGGCGATTCCATGAAATACGTATCCTATGAAACGATGATAAAACAGGCAGGTTTTGATGATAGATCAGATAATGGGTTTAATATAGCATCTTTAGCAAGTCCTTTAGGAATACTTGGAGCATTAGGCAGTAGTAACTTTGAGTTTGGAAAAACATTAACAGGACCTACAGGTAAAAAAGTATTTTCTATTGGGGGATTTAGTGAAACAGCTTTAAAAAAACATTATGAAAATTTTTATAAAACATACATAGAATATGATACTCTGTCATCAGATGGGTCAGATCCAAATTTGACACACTTTAATAAAGATTTTGGTTTTGCAATGACTTTTGGTAATAACCACTTTTCACGTGCTCCTAATCAAATGTATTATGATGGTCTTAAATCTCACCTGTCATCAGATGATCATAATGCTCATATGATGTTAAAAGGTATGGAAGCGTTAGGAAAAGGTCTTGACCCAAAAGGGTATCGCCTTGATGGTGAAAATGAAGATAATAATGGGGCTGTCAAAAATGCATCTGTATCAAAAGGAATAGGACGAGTTACAGAAGATGGGTATTTTACTTATGTGGCGAATAATGGATTTGGATATTCAAAAAGTAAATTGTATGGTGGAAATTTAACACAAGATATTGCTAGTAATATGGGAATAGATGGGGATACCCTAGTTAAAGCTATGGGAATAGCTCGTTCTAATAAAGATATGACAGTTTCCCAAGCACTTAATGAGTTATTACAAGATAATTCTTTTAATCCAACAACATCAATAACTTCATTTACTGATGTAAAAACTGAAATAGCAAAATATGTTCCGGGAGAAGGAATAGCAAGTCCTATGCCAACAAAGCCAGTTGAGTCTACTCGTATAGAAACTGGTGATCCACAACCTTCTCCAGATGTAAGCCCTGCTACGGTAACTCAACAAAATGTTAGAGATGCTGATGCAGCTAGACAAAAGGCAATGGATGATAGACAAGCTGAAAAAGAAGATAATCAAGCAAAAGCACAAGAAGGAAAAGAAACATTTGCACAAAAAATAAAAAGAGGTGGTGGATTTCAAGAAGGTGGAGTTGTTGATGATGAGCTTGTAAATCAAACAAGCGACAATGAAATAAACGTTCAAGAAATGGGGTTTGTAGGAGATAAAACTCCTGATCAAGTTACCGATATACAATCTGTTGCTGATGATGTTCCTTTAAATGTTAGAGATGAAGACTATATAATTAATGTTGCTGCTATTGAAAATGTTGGTGTGCGTAATTTAACTAATATGGTGCAACGTGGATTACGAAATGCTGCACAAGCAGGCGTTGAAATAATTGATATACCTGCAGATATACCAGAAAAAGAATTAGTAAAGATATTAGCATCAGATGCTGAATTTAGAGTGCCAAAAAACTTAGTGCCTTTTATAGGAAAAAGCACATTAGAAAGGATAAATGATTCAGGCAAACCTGAAGTTGAAAAGCGATCTAGAAACTTAAAAGAAGAAATGAAAGAGTTAGACGAAAAACGTCCTCAAATCCAACAAGCTAGAGAAGGTGGCTCAATACAAATTCCATTAGGGGAAAGATTTTTAAGACAAGAACAAGGATTTGCAAATGGTGGCGAAGTTGATGGAACAGGGTATGAGCAAGTTTCGGAAGATTTTAAAGATAAGCTAATACAATTTAACAAAAAAAAAAGAAATAGAACAGAAAGAGATAACTTTATAAAAAGTTTAACAGATGAAGAAGCATTAGCATTAACATTTTTAACTGAAACTGTCGCTTCAACAACACCGTTACCAACAATGCAAAAAATAGGTGATGTAATTATGAACAGGGTTAATGATAGACAATTTGAATTTAAAAACGTAAATTCAATAAAAGATGTGTTGTTACAACGTACAAGTAGAGGAACAGGAACTAAAATGGTTGCATTTGATGGGTTAGAACCAACTTCTTTAAATGCTAGAATATCAGAAATTTTAAGTGGTAAAGCTCCAGACGCTATTGAAAAAGTTTATTCTGCAGCTATAAACACATTAGATACTGAACCAGATTTAGAACAATACCGATTACCTTTTAACGTTATGTATTATAAAAAACCAAATTCAGGCTCGTCATGGCATGATAATGATCCAGAGTTATCATATGTTATGCAAGACGGAGGTCACGATTTTTATGGACGGCATTTTGGTCCTGAAACTTTAGGAGATGAAGTTGGATATATTCCTACTCCTAGAGTCAATACTAAATAGTTCATAATAAATGTAGCTACCTGCAATACTGCAGCCCTACACAACCGAGCAGTTACCCATGCCAATGGCCCTGCGACCTAATAAGGAGAAAAAAATGGCAAAACAAAAAGGGGCGAGAGCCAACAAACCCAATGATTCTTTTGGAACATTAAATGATAAATCTTTATACAGAGGAAAGTATCGTGATGATGTTTATAAAGATGATGAGGAGAATACAACTGACGAACAAAAAGCTGAAGAGGAAAGTCCTGACCCTTCTAAGGAAGCTACTCAAGATAGAAATCTTACAGAAAGTTTTGCAGAAAAAAAAGAAACTAAAGAGGTAGATTATAAGAAACGATACGATGATTTAAAAAGACATTATGATCAAAAACAATCAGAATGGAAACAACAACTTGAGTCATCACAACCAAAACCTCAAACGCAACCAAAAGGTAAAGTTGACGATTTTCGTGATAAATACCCAGAGGTACATGATGCTGTAGCTGAAATTGCTACTAATAAAGCAGAGTCACAAATAGCATCGTTACAAGAAGAAGTTGATTCTTTAAAACAAAAAGAAAAAACTCTTCATAAACAAAAAGCGTATGAGGAACTTTTAAGACTACAGCCTGATTTTGATAAATTAAAATCTAGCGAAGAGTTTTTAGAGTGGTTGGAAAAACAACCAGAATCAATCTCTGACGGTATCTATAAAAACAATGTTGATGCTCAATGGGCATCTCGTGTAGTTGATTTGTATTACTCTGACGTTGGCAGAAGAAAATCTAGTAAACCTAAAAGAAACGAAGATGCGGCAACCTCTGTTACTTCAACAACAACAAGAGAAGTTGCAACAGATAAAGGTCAAAAACGTGTTTGGAAAGCTTCAGAAATTCAAAGGTTAAAACCGTGGGATTTTGAAAAGCTTGAAAAAGAAATTGATCAGGCTCGTTCAGAAGGAAGAATAGATTTCTCTTCATAATTATTAACTTTTAACTAAGAGGAGAAGCTAAAATGGCTTTTAGTACATCAGCAGGTTACGCTAACCTGCCTAGTGGTAATTTTACACCTTCTATCTTCAGTCAAAAAGTTCTTAAATTTTTTCGTAGAGCATCGGTTGTAGAGGATATTACTAATACAGACTATGCTGGGGAAATTGAGAACTTTGGAGATACGGTTAATATTATCAAAGAACCTACAATTACAGTGTCATCTTATACCAGAGGTGCTGTAGTTAACCCACAAGACTTGGCTGACGATCAAATTAGTATGGTTGTTGACCAAGCAAACGCATTTGCGTTTAAAATCGATGACATTGAGGAACGTCAATCTCATGTCAATTTTGAAGCATTAGCAACATCATCTGGTGCGTATTCTCTAAAAAGAAAATACGATGCTAACGTCTTAGACCTTATGGCAACTAGTGCTGGATTAAATGGCGAATCAGGAGCAACAACTGCTCAGATTGCAAATATCGGAACACTTGGAACTGCATTAAATATTAATACAGGTACTCCGGGTGATAACGCTGTAAACGTTATGTTATTAATGGCTACAGCATTAGATGATCAATCTGTGCCTGAAGAAAACAGATGGTTTGTTGCACCACCACTATTTTACAAACACTTATTCTCAGCAGGTGGTAAATTTGCTGAAGTTCAAGTGACAGGGGATCAAACTTCACCATTAAGAAATGGTCTAGTATCTCTTGGTAACATTGCAGGATTTACATGCTATAAGTCAACAGCATTAAATTCTACTGGTGGAACTGATCAAGTAACCGTGTCTGGTTTAGCAACTGATAGTTCAGAGAACATCTTGCTTGCTGGTCATATATCATCAACTGCTACTGCATCGCATATTGCTAAAACTGAAGTCGTTAGATCAACAGAAAGTTTCTCTGACGTAGTTAGAGGACTTCACGTGTTTGGTCGAAAGGTTCTCAGACCTGAAGCAATTTGTCGTGCTGTTGTAAGCGTAGATTAGGGGGAATTGAACTATGGCTACTTATAATAACACCATAACTGGTGGTGGTACTACAGGTCACATAGCTGACGCTGCTAAAGCTTACGTTAGAACTTCTAAAGTTTGGGATACTGCTGATGGTGGTACAGGTGGAGATATTGTTCAATTAATGGACATTCCTGCCGATACTATGATCATTGGTGGATGCCTTGAAGTTCTTGAAGCTAGAGGTAACGGACAGATAACTTTGGATCTTGGTTACACTGGTGGAGATGTTGATACATTTATTGATGGATCAGCATGTGCCGCTGGATTTTCACCTTTCCTAAACGCTGCTGTTGGAGCATCTGGGGCAAACCCAAAAATGCTTACATCTGCAGATACTATTGATGCCCTCATCCTTGATGGTGGGTCATCTGGGGAAAGTGCATTACGTTTCCGTATTCACGTTGTAATGTGTGACGTTTCTAAAAACCCAGTAGAATCTGCTACAGTTTCAACTGGAACTTAATAATCTAGAAGGGGCAGGGCAACTTGCCCCTTTAACTCTATTTAGAAAGATTATATGTTACTTCAATTATTAGCTCCAGAAGAAATAGACTTCTGTATAAAAAATATTTCTAACATGGAGGATGGCTCAAAATCTAAGCCCCTCACAGGATCAAAAGATAACGAAGAATCAACAAACATGCCATCTGAGGTACGTGGATTAATAACACAAAAAATATACAATAATCCGTTTGTTGATGCTGTAATAAACCCTACAAAAGTATCGGTAAATTTTTACAACCAATACAAAGAAAAGGGGCATTACGATAAGCATATAGATAACTTTAAAGCTGAACCTAAAATAAATAATGCGTATTTTGATTATGGGTTTTCTATATGTCTTAATAGTGATTACGAAGGTGGAGAATTTATTCTTGATAACGAAATAGGTGAAATACCATATAAGTTACAGGCAGGACAAGTTCTTTTTTTTCCTATAATATATGCTCATACCGTTGCACCAATAAAAAAAGGATCACGAAAAGCAATAATAGGATGGATGTCTACCAATGTATCATATGAACAAACATATATACTGCGTAACATTTATGATGTAAATATGCATTTTATAAAAGAAAACAATAACCAAATGGCTGTGAAGTCAACTTTAGCACAAAATTATCTTAAAAAATTATGGGGAAAGTAAGTGGCAAAGAAAGGTGATATGAAAGGGCATACTATAAAAGGTGGTCATAAAAGACCTACTAAGTCTGGTGCAGGAATGACAGCTAAAGGTATTGCTAAATATCGCAGAGATAATCCCGGTAGTAAATTAAAAGGTGCAGTTACTGGAAAAGTAAAGGCAGGCAGTAAAGCTGCAAAACGTAGGAAATCATATTGTGCTAGAAGTGCAGGACAAATGAAGCAGTTTCCTAAAGCTGCAAAAAACCCAAACAGTCGATTAAGACAAGCTAGAAGGAGATGGAAATGTTAAAGGGTGGTCAAAAAAAATTGGATAAGAATAAAGATGGTAAAATTAGTGGTGCTGACTTTAAACTTATGAAAAAAGGTGGATCTGCAAAAAAGAAGTCTACAAAGAAAAAAACATCAGGAGCAAAGCCAAAAAATCCTGCTCTGTACGCTAGAGTTAAAGCTGAAGCAAAACGTAAATTTAAAGTATACCCATCAGCATATGCAAACGCATGGTTAGTGCGTACATATAAGAAAAGGGGTGGAACTTACGCATAATGGCTAAACCTAAAGGTGGATTAACAAAGTGGTTTAAAGAAGATTGGCGAGATGTCAAGACAGGCAAGAAGTGTGGACGGTCTGGCAAAGAAAAAAAAAGTAGACCATATCCTGCATGTAGACCTGCAAAAGTAGCCAAAAAGATTAGTAAAACAGAAGCACGAAAGAAGACAGGACCTAGAGCCGTTAAGTGGTCTGTCACAGCTTCAGGTAGAAGGAGAAAGAAAAAATAATGTGGATACCAGTAATCGTTATAGCATGGAGTTTAAATGGAGTTCCAACATGGGTAAATTTTCCTATGGTTAATTTTCCATTTAGTGTGTATGAAAATTGTTTAGAATACACGGCTCGTATAAAAGACAATGTAAAACAAAATAAAGCGTATGTCAATGGGTTTGCTACCTGCATACAAGCACCAATAACACTTGGAGAAA